GAGTCGTCGATTTATTGTCCCTCCATTTTCTGTGTTGAATGCGAGAGAGGGGTGGTGGCAAAAGAGAAAGAGATGGTGGTTGTCTTTTGGGATTAAGAGTGAGGTTGGGCGGGGTGGGGTTGGGCACAAGATAGGATGTGGAAAAACAAACAGACTGGCTCCAGGTGGAACGGGAGCAAATTCGAAATGGCTTGGTCAAAACAACCAACCTGTTGGCGATACCGGGGAATCTGGTACTTCTATTTTCGATCCTGTTCTCTGCGAGCTTGTCTATCGTTGGTTCTGCCCGCCCGGTGGCCTTGTGCTTGATCCTTTTGCTGGTGGCTCCGTTCGTGGTATCGTGGCTCATGAACTCGGATTGAATTATTGGGGATGCGATTTGAGGAAAGAGCAGATTGATGCCAACCAAGTCCAAGCGGCCAAAATATGCTCGGAGAATCCGCCTGTGTGGATCTGTGGCGATGCTCTCGATGTGATGATTAAAGCCCCGCTTGCAGATTTGGTCTTCTCTTGCCCGCCTTACGGCGATCTGGAACGGTACAGTGACGATCCTCGTGATTTGTCGACGATGGGATATCACACATTCATCGCCAATTTGAAGCGGATTATTTTCCGTTGCTGGAAACAGCTTAACGATGATCGGTTTGCAGTTAGTGTAGTCGGTGAGTTTCGTGACAAGCAGGGCCATTATCGAAATTTTGTTGGCGAGACGATTCAGGCTTTTCAGGCGGCTGGGTTCTTTTATTACAATGAGGCAATCCTAGTAACGGCTGTTGGATCTTTGCCGATTCGGGTGACGAGGATGTTTGAAGCTTCTCGGAAGTTGGGCAAGACGCATCAGAATGTTTTGGTGTTTGTTAAGGGGGAGGCTAGGAAAGCTGTTGCTGCTATAGAAGGTTAAATGAACCGATGGGCTTTATGGAGGATTGTTGATATGTCGTTTCTCTATTTTGTGTTGATGGGACAGGATGAAATCAAGATTGGAAAATCTGATGATGTTCCCGAGCGGTTGAAGAGGCACAGAAGTAAGGTAAAAGTTTATGGAATTGGGGCGGAGGTGAAGTTGTTGGCTGCTATTGTTGGTGGGGTAAATGAGAAACACGTGCAAAGGTATTTTGTTGGTGATGCTGTACAAAGGAAGCTTCCGGGGGGGAGAGGCCAGCAGCCTGAGCATTTTGACGTGACGCTCAGATTAACAAACTACATACGGTGGTTGAGAAATCAGTGGTTTGTAGCCATAGATGAGGATGGGATTGGGGGGATTGTTGGGGAAGCTCAATCTTTTGAGGTATGGTCTCCTAATTCCCAACGTCAGGTACACCCCAGGCCTGGTTTGATTACGTCTGGCCTTCTTGATTTTTGGGAACGTGTTGTTGAGTGTGATGATTATTACACAAACCGGAAGGTTATGGAGTGTGTACGTGAATGTATGGGGAAAATAGATATAGATCCAGCTTCCCATCCGGAAGCAAATAGGTGGGTCAAAGCTTGTAAGTTTATTACTATTCATCATGATGGGTTGAAGTGTGAATGGTATGGAAAGGTTTGGGTTTGCCCGACGTTTGCGGAATGGGGGAGGTGGGTGCCTAAAGTGGTGTCAGAATGGAATTCAGGACGAGTTGATGAGATGTGTTTGATGTGCCCTAGTAGGAAGACTACTAATAAGTATTGGGCTCCTATTCTCGATATAGCAAATGCTGTGTGTTTTATTAAAGGCCGACGGCCTAGTGAGGGTAAAGGAACAGACAGCCCTGATGATGGGCATTGTGTTTTTTATTTGGGAGCTAGGGTGGACCGATTCGTCAAGGTTTTTCAGAGGTTGGGCGATAGTTTCAAAGCTTGTAGTTCATCCTCCTCATAGAAGGTGTGATCAGTCAGTAAAGTTCCCGACGTTCATGTGGAATGGTGAGTATGTATTCTGGCAAAGCTGGCAAGGAGGATATTTGGAATGCAGAGTTGGCAAGACAGAAAGCCGAGCAGGTGGAATCACGTTTGGTAGGAAGAACTGTTTTGCTGTTGGGAAGGAATGTTGCAAAAGCTTTTGGTTTGTTAAAGCTCCCATGGATGGCATGGACAGAAAAGTTTGAGGCCAATATAGCCGTGATTCCACATCCATCTGGTATAGTAATTTGGTGGAATTCACTGGAAAACAGGAAGCAAGCTGCAATCTTTTTGAAAGGACTATTGAAGACATGACTGAAGAACTATACAAGAAACATCGCCCATCTACTATGAGGCAAGTCATCGGACAGGATGATGTAGTGAGGCAGCTTGTCGATTGGGGGAAGAGACAAGTGATACCTCATTGTTTGCTGCTCACCGGTCCGAGCGGTGTTGGCAAGACGACGATGGCTCGCATCCTGCGAAAGAAAATGGGATGCGGGGACGTTGACTACATGGAGGTGAATGCTGCCGATGCCAGAGGGATTGATATGGTGCGGGGCATCCGTGATAAACAGTTATTATCTGCGATGTCTGGAAAGTGTCGATTCTGGACGATCGATGAAGCTGCACAGCTGACAAACGAAGCACAGAACGCTTTCTTGAAGTTGTTGGAAGATACACCAAAACACGTATACTTCGTTCTCTCTACAACTGATCCACAGAAGTTGCTGAAGACGGTGATAACACGGGCCACTGAGTTGAAGTTTCGATTGCTTGGGGCAAAGGAGTTGCAGGAAGTTGTCGAGACAGTGTTGGAGAAAGAGAATGCGAAGGCATTGTCAGACGATGTGCTGGATCGGTTGGTGGATATCGCAGATGGGTCGGCCCGCAAGATATTAGTTTTGCTTCATGCGATAATAGGGTTGAAGAATGAAGAGGAACAACTGGCTGCCATAGACAAGGGCGACTATAAAGCAAAGGCTATCGAGTTGGCCAGAGCGATGATGAAGTCCGGCACGACGTGGCGGGAGGTGGCAAAGATATTGAAGACGGTGGACGAAGATCCTGAGTCGTTGCGGCGGATGATGCTTGGTTATTGTCGTTCCGTATTGTTGGGTGGAGGCAAGGGATCACAGCGAGCTGCGATGGTGATAGACCGCTTTCAAGACGCGATGTACGAATCTGGAGCAGCCGGGTTAGCTTTGGCGTGTTATGACATTGTGTGTCCGGGGGATGAGAAGTGAACAAGGCAGAGGTAGGGTATTCGATCGGACGAACATTGAATCTCGGTGACTTTGAGTCGGTGAAGGTCCAAGTAAGTTTGTCCATGGAGTGTGAGGCAACAAAGGAAGAGATCGAGAAGACCTATCAACGAGCCAAGCGGTTCGTCGATGCCAAGGTGGCCGAAGAAGAATACGAGTGGAAAGTGGGATAGGAGCAAGGCAATGTCTGAAGAGCTGGTACCGACAGGATCGATTCTTGAGATCGATGAGTACAACTTGGAGCGAGAATGGGCGAAGCAGCCGAAGTTGTATTTTCGATGGGCTAGAGAAGCCGCCCGCAGCAGATCGCTGATGGATGAAGCCAAGGCTCAGTTGGAGATAGCTCGAGCTGAAGTCGATAGCGGGGTGCGGGCTGATCCTGAAGGGAATGGTATTGAAGGGAAGGTGACGGAGAAGATGGTTGAGGCTGTAGTTGTCCAATCTGTTGTTTATATCAAAGCTGTGCGGCATTTGGGAAAAGCCAAGTACCGGTATGAAATCGTATCTGCTTTGGTTTCAGCTTTGGAGCAACGGAAGTCAGCATTGGAATATCTCGTAAAGTTGCGTTTGTCGGAATACTATTCAGAACCTCGTGCTCCGAGAGAATCACGAGAGGCTGTAGAAGAAATGCAAAAGGATCGAGCTTTCCAGCCTCGGCGGAGAAGAGAAGAAGATGCTGAGTAACATAGCATTGGTGTTGTTGTGCGTAATCAGTTTGCCGTGGGTAGTTCTGATGGCAGTGAAGCTGGGTACGTATGGTTTTTTCAAAGGTCGAGCACTGTTTTACGAAGAGGAGAAATCAAATGGGAAGAAGTAAAAAACGTGAAGGTCGGGTGTCAGCCCGCAGGTGGCGAGAAGAACCGCGTGGAGGAAGCAGCGACTACTTGCGAATGCCAGAGGGGGTTGGGACATTTGAAGGAAAGGCGGGAACGTATCGTCTGGATTTTATGTCGTTCATTGCTGGCAAGGGAAATCCGCGGGCAGAGGCAGGTGAGGCTTATTTCGAGCGAACGTTTTTTGTACACAAGGATGTCGGGCCGAACAGTGATTGGCATCTTTGTTTGGCTCGGACGTACAAGAAGCCGTGCCCGGTATGCGAGTATCGAGCAAAGCTGTCAAGCGATCCTGAGGCAGATGAAAAAGTCATCAAGGCTCTGGCTCCAAAAGAGCGACAGCTTTGGTTGGTGAAGGATCTGCTGAACGATCCGGATAGTTTGTTGTTGTGGAATGTGTCGTATCATCTTTTCGGCAAGCAGCTGAAGGACAAGATCAACAACAGTGATGAAGAAGATGGATACGACTACTTCGCAGACCCGACGGAAGGGAAGACGATGCGAATGGCCTTGCAGCAGTCTAATAACGGATCGTGGACGGAGGTAGCAGATATTGAGTTTCGTTCTCGCAAGCGGCAGTATGATTCGGAAATTATCAATGAGACGCCTTGCTTGGACAAAATGCTTGTACCTTTGTCTTACGACAAGTTCAAAGCTTTGTACTTGCAGACGGATGAGCAGAAGGATGAGAAGGATGATGAACCGAGAAGGCGGAGTCGAGACGATGACGATGACAAACCGAGAAGGCGGAGTCGAGACGACGACGATGACGAACCGAGAGAGACCCGCAAGGCAGACAAGCAGGGACAGGAAATTTCTGTAGGTGATTCGGTTCGTTATCGAGGAGGTGAGTGTGAAGTCGTTCACGTTTCCGGCGACGGTACGAGCTTGGTGCTGGAAGATTCCGATGGAGAAATACACAAGGCCATAGGATATGATGATCTTGACAGACCATCGGAAAAAAGAGAACGACAAAAGAGTCGAGACGACGATGATGATGAACCGAGGAGGCGGAGTCGAAGAGATGACGACGATGACAAGCCAAAGAATCAGAGTCGACAAGACGATGATGAGGGTCAGGATGATTGGTCTGAATCTGAGGAGTCTGCCAGTAAAGACCCAAAGCCGAAGGACAAAGGGAAGTCGAAGTCTGGCGGCAGCGACAAAGACTGGGATGACTGGTAATGGCTTTGGGTGAGGAGGTTAAAACCCCCAACATGGGGTCAGCCCCCAGGACAGCGTCTAGCGTCCTGGAGCAGTCTCGGCCGTGAGAAGCCAAAGTGGGTGCCAGGAGCCTCTCAGATATTGTCCTAGGGGCTCCTGGCAGGGTGTCGAGGAGATAGGGGGAAAGACGATTGATAGTGACGGTAGAGGAGATGAAGAGGATGATGAAGCTGACTGAGAAGCGGGAAGAGAGCAAGCTGATGTTGAGCAGCGGATCGACGTTGCTCAATCTTGGTTGCTCGGGCAGCATCCACGGAGCATTTCGTGCTGGGTACTATGTTTTCATCGTGGGCGATTCGCAGAGCGGCAAGACGTGGGTTGCTTTGAATTCTCTTGCCGAAGCAGCAAATGATCCTCGCTTTGATGAATATCGGCTGATCTATGATCCAACAGAGTTTGGAGCGTTGATGAGTCTGAAGAGGTTTTTTGGTCGCAAGTTGTCTGAACGCATTGAGATTTTGGATCCACCGAGCGA